GAATAGGATGAAAATATCCGACAGCGCGAAAATCCTGAAAGCTGTTTGTGTCGCCTGTATAGGGTATGCGTTAGGGGATGCAAGGAATGTTGTAGCTCTTTTTGATAAAAAAGGCGTCTACTCTGGAAGCGAAGTTTTCTTTTTTGGTCTTTTTTGTGCGGCCTTATCTATGGCAATAATATCTGGATTATACTGCTTGTGCGCTAAAAATGACGTAAGTAAACTGTTATCCAGCATTAGAGAACGAGAGCCAAAACAGTTCAAGCAATGACCACACTTTTAAGGACGCACAGAAAAAGGCAAGATAGGACAGTTCATAAAAGAACGGGAGAAAGAATCTTCGCCAGCACAGGGACGAGATGTATGAAGCTGAGGGTGCTGCGGGAGAGTTGCAGTTGATTATCTGGAAGCTGGAGGGGAAGATATGACAGACGAATACATTCCCGATAGCTGGGTAATTGTTAAACTCCCTAACATAGATTCAGACGGGCATTTCTATAAGGTCGTTGCTGGATGGTCTGGTGGGTATCTGTGGGGTAATAGTTGGCGCGTTAATTCCGGTGTCACAAGCCTTGAGAAGGACGGAGAACACTATTTAGCCCACGGAAATTCAGGCAGTGTCTATCGTTTATGGCAGGAAAGGGAAGGGGAAAGAATGTCTATGATCTTTCCGCTTATCAAGTTGAAAGAGTCCGGCGCGGTGGTTGTTCCCGTCGAAGAAGTGTATGAGGTGCTGCGTAATGGAAAATGATCTTGTGTACCGCCTTCGTAAGCGCGCAGAGATTCGCCGTAGCATCCCCCATAGACGAAGCGTTATTAACAACGAGCCGGACAGGATAGCGGCTTTACTGGATGAGGCGGCAGCGGCCATAGAGGAGTTGACAAAAGATGTTAGAAGCAGAACGGCTGGCGGCGGCGATCAATGCGGGGTTTATCCAGATTTCAATTGACCCAGATGGGGTGATGCGTTATTCTTTAACAGAGAAAGGGTATATACAGTGGAAGCAGGAAACAGGCCAGAGAAACCCGATGTTGGAAATGTTCTTTCGGGCACAGAGAAGCGAAGGGTAGATCACAAGCTGAAGATGGCCAGACGCAGGCTGAAGCAGCACCAGTGGGGAGAGTGGATGAACATGGGACGTCCTATCTCCAAGGAGCGCCTACTCCGCACGGGCAAGTACATACCTGCCGGGGAGTTCCGCAACGTTCCGCTGGAGAACAGGTAAATATGGCGCGGGAGCAGATGAGGCTAGACGAGGCTATCCTGTACGTAAAAGGGATGATTGACAACTTCGACAAAGACCCCAATGGGTACCCCTTTCATACACAGGCGTGTTCGATGTACGTGGTGTTAAAAGCGTTGGAAAACTTTATGAAAGGAGAGAAGCATGACGACAAAGACTGAGGACTGCATGAAGGCTCTGGAATGGTTTGAGAAGCTGAATGACGCCCAGACACACGCAGAAGTAGGCAGGCTGTTTGACGAAGGGGAGACGGAAAAGAGGCTCGTTCATAGGATTCTTTGGATGGCTGCCTGCCCTTTCTAAATTCCTCTTTAACCCCTGCACGAAAGGAGCTGCGGTATGCGGTGTGTGGTGGATATAGAAACGGATGGGCTCAACCCTTCCCGTATCTGGTGTACCTCTGTTATCAACGTAGACACAGAGGAGAGCTGGTTCTTCGGGCCGGACGAGCTGGATAAATTCGCAGAGTTAGCTAAGGGTATTACACAGTGGATAGGGCACAACTTCCTTACCTTTGACTGGCCGGTGATAGAGAAGTTTACCCCGGTGCGTATCCCTTTCCCCTCTATTCTTGATACTCTTATTCTTTCCCGTCTTCTCTTTACAGGAACAGTGAATAAACATTCCATGGAGGCGTGGGGTGAACGTCTGGCTACTCCTAAGCAGGAGCACGAGGACTGGTCGCAGTTTAGCGAAGAGATGAAGCAGCGGTGTGTATCCGATACGTGGTTAAACCTGAAGATGTACCGGATGTTTCAGAAGTGTCTAGTCAATTATTCCCCTAAGTGCGTAGAGCTGGAGCATCAGGTACAACACATTCTTAACCGGCAGAAGGCGAACGGGTTCCCGCTCAACGTAGATAGCGCCTACGCCATTCTCAGGGAGTGCAAGGAAAAAGCGGAGGCCATTGAGAGCGAGATACATCTGTCCTTTCCGCCAGTGCCGGTGTTGGTGGATACGTATTTTCCCCGCTATAACAAGGATGGTACGATGTCCAAGGCGTCTGAGGGTAAGCTGTCCCGGTTTCCAGTGCAGAAGAAACTGAAGAACGGGAAGTACCAGCTCTTCAAGATGCAGGAGTTTAACCTCGGTTCTCCCAAGCAGATAGTGGAGCGCCTGAATGAAACGGGGTGGAAGCCCACAGTGAAGACGGAGAAGGGCACTCCTAAAATTTGTGAAGAAAACCTCAAGACCATACCTGATACCGCCCCCGCCTCTATTCGCAAGCTGGTTGATTGGTGGTTGCTGCGGAATAGGTGTACGATAATCGAAGGATGGCTGGATGCTTACAACCCCAAGACAGGGTGCATCCACGGTACCTGCATAGGCATCGGAGCTATCACTCATCGCATGGCGCACTACGATCCTCAGATGGCAAATATCCCGGCCATTCGTAGCGAATACGGGGAAGCCCTGAGAGCGTGCCTGTACGCGGGGGACGATCCTTCCTATGTACAGCTTGGGTGCGATATCGACGGTATACAGCTTTGCATCCTTGCCCACTACCTGAACGACCCCAAGTACACGGAGGCAATCGCCAGCGGGGTAAAGGAAAAGGGCACCGACATTCACTCCGTCAACCGGGATATCCTGAAAGAGATAGTGCCCCACGTAGACAGGGATGCAGCAAAGAAGTTTATTTATTCTATGCTTCTTGGTGCCGGTGGATACAAACTGGGTTTGGATATGGGCGTGGGCGCAAAGGAAGGACAGGCGTGCAAGGACAGGATGTTTACCCGCATTCCCGCATTTAAACGAGTACAAAGAATGTGCGAAACTGCGGCCAAGCGCGGGTACATGCTAGGAATTGATGGCCGGAGGACTCCTGTTAAATCCGAACACTTTGCGCTATCAGTGTACCTCCAATGCGGAGAGGCGGTAGTGATGAAGCAGGCGTTAGTGTACATCCACGAGCGGGCAAAGCATCTTGATTGGAAGCAGATGGCGGTGGTGCACGATGAAATACAGGCCCGCGTAAAGGCAGAACAGGCGGAGGAGTTAGGGCAGATTATGGTGAGCGCTATTGTGGATGCCGGTAAACTATTCCAGCTTAGATGCCCTCTTTCAGGATCGTATAAAGTTGGGAGAAATTGGGCAGATACCCATTGACACCCCCTATGGATTGTGCTAGTCTTCACAGTATAGGAGAAAACAAATGCAACAAAAGAAGAAGAAACCTAAAAAGAAACCGATGAAGAAACTACCTAAGAACTACTAAACCTCAACCAAAGAAAGGAACTATGACATGGCTAACAAACCTCCTTATAAAAAACCTTCTGCAACCAAGGCTCCCGCAGTGGGCGCGCCCCCTAAACAGAGATACGTCAAGAAGCACACTGTTTACTGGTGCAAGTACCAACAGCCGGACAACAACAATAAGTTCACCGTTGATGCGGTTAACCTCACGGCGGATGAAGTGAAGTTTTATTCCGACCTTGGTATAGAGATCCGGAACAAGGACGATGAGCGGGGTTCATTCGTTCAGTTCATGGCTTTTGGGCAAACCCCCAAAGGAGACCCTGTGGATTTTACGAACAATGTTGTTGATGCGTCTCTTAAGAAATTCACAGGGGGCAACATCGGCAACGGGTCTGTTGTGAATATTGATTTTGTCGCTGAGCCGTGGGAGTACATGGGTAAGTCCGGAGTGCGCCTGCGTATGTTTGGCATACAGGTTCTTCAGCACGTACCGTACGGCGGGTCAAACTTCAAGGTGGAAGAGGAGTACATCGAAGCGTCCGATGAATCTTCCCCCTTCGCAGTAGCGTCGTAATTACTATGTCTTGGGGCAGCTATCGAGTAGCTGGGTGTGTGGTGAGGGAAGTAGGCGCAGACGCGTTGAAAGGGCAGCACACCGTCTTAACTAAAGAAGAAGGCACGTTCACATGAAATCCATTAAAACACTCATAGAGGATATTGATACCGTCCTCCTTTCCGGGGTTGATTCCTCTGACCAGAATAAGAAGGTGTTGAGGGAATTCGGTGAACGTGTCTCTTCTATTGTTGAAAAACGGTTATGCTCTAAACGGCAGCCTCCATCCCTGCGTATATCCGGTCTGGGCAAGAATCCCGCCACTCTCTGGCACGAGATACACGGTTCTCCCAAGGACGAGGAGATGGGGCCGGAAGCGCTGCTTAAGTTTCTTTACGGGGATATCATCGAAGAGCTTCTTCTCACCCTTGCAGAGTTGTCCGGCCACGCCGTTACTTGCCGCCAGAAAGAGGTGGAAGTAGCTGGGGTGGTAGGGCATATCGACTGCCTTATTGACGGAGAGCTTGTGGATGTCAAGTCCGCTTCTTCCCAGTCCTTTAACAAGTTCCAGTTTGATACCCTCAAGGACAGCGATTCCTTTGGGTACTACACGCAGCTATCGGGATACGCGAAGGCGCTGAACAAACCCAATGGGTACTTTCTGAGCATGGATAAAACGTTGGGGTACACCTGCCTGCTGGAGATGAAAGGTGATACGGTAAGAGATGTGGAGACACTGATCCCCGAATTAAAGGCTATGTTGGCGGCCCCGACACCCCCTGTGTGCAATTGTGAGAAAGGGGTAGAGAAGAACGGTAACGAGTATCTGAAAGCCCCGTGCTCCTACTCTCCTTATAAATCCCTCGTTCATCCGGAAGTACGAACATTCATCTATTCCACCGGCCTGAAGCACTACACCAAGGTAGTAAAGGAACCGCTGGTGCAAGAGGTTACTAAAAAGAATGCAGGGTAGGATCAAATCGTATGAGTATGAAGAGAAGCATGGGCGTCGCAGAAAACATAAAGAACACTTTCTCTCCAATCCCAACATCATTGATTTCGAGTTGTACATTCTTCCTTTCATCTATTCCAAATACGGGGAGCTTGAAATGAAAAAGGTTTACTCTCTTTATCTTTCACGGGGGTACGATTTCTTTGGTAGATAAACCATACAAACCTGTGTACCGAGCGCGCCGCAGAGAACGCTTCAAGGACAGTGAGTGGCAGGCGGATGGGTACGATTCAAGATTTGAGTGGACAATAGGACAACGGCTTCGGGCACTGGGTGTTGAGTTTGAACATCAGCCAGAGGCGTTAGAATACGTCAAGGTTTGCAAGTACACCCCCGACTTTAAGATAAAGACCCGCTCCGGTAAGGAGATGCTGATCGAGACCAAGGGGTACTGGCTGCCTGCTGAACGTTCTAAGCACCAGAAGGTTGCCGCACAGCACCCGGACAAAGATATCCGCCTAGTATTTATGAACGCAAATAACCGCCTCAACAAAGGAAGCAATACCACCTACGCCGATTGGTGCAACAAACATAAGGTTAAGTGGGGGCATCAAACAATCCCGGATAGCTGGTTAAATGAGTAATGTAACGAATATGAAACCTCCTCCGCAAATGGTCTGGTGTAAGGTACACGGGACGGTTGTGGCGGATAAAAACGGAAGGTGCCCGAATTGTACAAGAAGTGGTTAATCATTCCCGATTCCCATGCCATGCCGAATGAAGACCTGCGAAGGTACGATTGGCTCGGCGAGATGATACTCTTGGAGATGCCGGATGTAATCGTGGATATAGGGGATTGGTACGATATGTCCGCGCTGTGTTCCTACGACAAAGGGTTAAAATCTTTCGAAGGCAGAAGGTACAAGGCGGATATAGAAGCAGGTAGAGAAGCAGAGAATCGTTCCTTCGGGCGTATAGTTGAATACAATAATACCATGACCCGCCATAAGAAGAAGCACTACCGCCCTCTCATCATCCGCACTACCGGCAATCACGAACACCGCATCCATCGTGCCATAGAGAAACAGCCGGAGCTGGAGGGCGTCATATCCACAACGGATACCCACGGCAAACACCTTGACCTAGATATCCGCGTCTATCCTTTTCTTGAGCCCGCTGTTATAGATGGGATTGCCTGCTCCCACTACTTTGTTTCCGGTATCATGGGCAGGCCGGTGGGTACTGCGAATCTTATTCTTCAGAAGCATCACATGAGTTCAATTAGCGGGCACTCCCATCTTAAGGACGCAGCCGAAGGAGTACGGGTAGATGGAACTAGAATGCAAAGTCTTGTGTGTGGGTCGTTCCTTGATCCTGACCATTGCTCGGGTTTCGCGGCCCCGCAGTCAGAGGCGTTGTGGTGGAGCGGCTTACACGTACTCCGCGATGTGCATCAGGGGCAGTACGACAGGGAGGAATTCACTATCGGACGCATCCAACGTATGATGGAGGGAAGCAATGGAAACGCCGGTAAAGCCCCCTGATAAAATAAAGGTAGGGTATAAGACACTGCGGGTAGTGCCCACGAAGGACTTCCGCAATCCCGAGCTGCCGGATCAACTGGGGGAGTTCTCAAGAGAGGCCAACCTGATCAAGTACCGCCCGGTGTTAAGTGCCGATGAGAACGCCAATACCCTTCTTCATGAAGTCCTTCACGCCTGCTTCTACGTGTACGGCCTGAGTGTTCCCTTTGCAGATGACAAGCAGGAAGAGCTGATAGTGAATACCCTGACAAACGCACTTGTTGCCGTATTTAAGGATAACCCTAAATTCGCAACCTATTTGATGGAGAGCCTTGATGATACGAAAAAGCGGCAGTAAATACGTTCTATACAATCACTCTGGAACTAAAAAGCTCGGCACATTCTCCTCACGGGCGGCGGCAGAGAAGCGGGAGCGGCAGATTCAATTCTTCAAACATAAAGGAAAGTAACCATGAAAAAGAAACAAACACAGAAGAAGAAGAAGAAAGCAAAGCGCGAACTGAAGAAGTGGAATGTGTTCTATACAGTCCCCGCCACTACGTATGAGACAGTGGTGGAGGCGTACTCACTTGAGGATGCAGTAGACATGGTCAAGCACGTTCTCAATGAAAGCGTGGAATCCGTCTATGGCGGGTGGGAAATCTTCGATGGGGTTCTTGATGAATAACGCCGAGTGGTTGCTGGTGTACGAACGAATCCTTGACCGGTACGAAGTGGACGAGCTTGTGGGGATCCTTGAAATCTCGGTGGAGGAAATCCTTGACGCCTTCCGGGATAAGGTGGTAGAAAAGATAGAGGAGCTGGATGTATGACGACGAAAGAAACCAACCCAAAAGACAGCGTAGGAATCCGCAAAGCCCCTGCGTCTACTGTGCCCGCTGCGGTTGTGCTTGAAGTGGGAGTCGCCTTGCTGGAAGGGGCGCGTAAATACGGCAGGCATAACTACCGGGATATGGGGGTGCGTGCATCTGTGTATTATGACGCTACGATGAGGCACCTTATGTCGTGGTGGGAGGGAGAGGACACCGATCCGGATAGCGGGCTAAGCCACATTACAAAGGCGCTAGCTTCTCTTGCCGTGCTTCGGGATACAATGATTAATGATAGGTGGGAGGATGACAGGCCCCCGAGGACAAAGAGCTGCTGGCTGAAAGACCTGAACCAAAGGGCGGCGGGGGTTGTAGACAAATACCCCAATCCGCTTAAAACACACACTCAATCTGAAAAGGAGAAAGCACCATGTACTTCAACGACTATCAGGACCACGCAAGAAAGTTTGCCATCTACCCAAGAGAGCAGGGGGCAGCGTACACTGTACTTGGACTCTGTTCGGAAGCGGGTGAGGTCGCCGATAAAGTAAAGAAGGCGCTACGGGATGGGTGGTCTCCCCAGTATTTAAGGGAAGAAATAAAAAAGGAGCTGGGCGACGTGCTTTGGTATGTCTCTCAGGTGGCGCATGAGTTCGACCTTAAGCTGGATGTGGTAGCTACGGATAATATAGAGAAGTTGATCTCCCGCCAGATGAGGAATAAGCTACAGGGCAGCGGGGACGTCCGGTAGTGATTACAGTTCGTGAGTGGAGATAAATACACAGGTCATCTTTACCCCCCACTCCTTTTCTTCCATCGCTTTTCGGCTTTCGCATACCTGTGGGTTGTGGAATATCTGGTGGGGAAGCATGAGGACGTTGCCGTTATTTAGCAGGTAGATCATCGTCAGTACCCACGTCCCCTGTGTCATCATGCCGCCAAGCTCCAGCGGGCTTTTGCCCTATACGGTTTTGAATTCATCCTTCCAGCTCTAGCACGTTCCTGACGTAGTTACGGGTCTCCCGGATAGGGATCTTCTTTGCGAACTCTTCGTCCGTAAGGACCCCCCCTCTCGGGTCTCCGAATCTTTCAATCCATTTATCCACCCTTCCCGGCCCTGCGTTATAGGCGGCCACAGCTAGGATAGGGTTGTCCTCATATTTATCCAGCATCTGCCGAAGGTACTCGGTACCCAACTTGCGGTTATAGTCTGGGTTCTTTAGGCGTTCTTTGCTGAACTTCAGCCCCAGTCCTTTTGCCACCTCTTTAGCCGTAGCGGGCATAAGCTGCATAAGCCCTACCGCCCCTTTATGGGATACTGCTTCAGGGTTCCCCCCACTCTCAAAGTGCGTTATACGGTCTGCCAGACCCCCTAGAAAGCTGGCTCTGGGAATGGCTTCTCTTTTGGGGGCTACCGGGGTAGCGGGAGGTGCCTCAGAACGCATATCCGGGGCTACTTTGGGGGGTATTTGAGGGGTATTGGAGGTGGGGGTAGGACTCCCGAGGTACTTTTGGAGGTTTGCGAAGGCCTGTTCGGGGGTAGCTCCATCCGGGGCAGCCACCTCGTACTCGACTCCCTCAGGGGATGTTATGGAGAAGACAGGCATATTATTCTTTAACCTTAATTGACCACCCAGCAGGAATACCCCCACTATCAGGAGTAGCAGAGGTGGAGCCTTGGATACTTTCCTTAACCTGTTCATTGAGGCCCTCGGGGATGGTGCGCTTCTGGAGCATTGGGTATCCGAAGGAGCTAACAACTGCCTGTTTGATGTCAAATTCGTTTCCTTTAAGTTTGTCCCTTGTAGGATTAATTAAAGTCATATTTGTGAATACGTCAAGAGCATTGTTGAGCCTGTCCGCCGCCCCTTGAAGATCCCGCATATCAGCGCGGGCCTTTTGGAGAATCTGTTGCTTGAAGGGGTTATTAACTATACGTTGTTCCAGATTTGCTTCTTTAGACAGCGGTACGAACTTCCCGGCCACGGCATTGTAGGTAAGTTTTGCCGTATCGTTTTCCAAATGTGCAGGAGTCTGGTAAAGTTGGAGAGAAGAAAGAGCAAGGTTCCTGAAGGAGTCAATTGCCTGATTTGCCAGAGGGGCATTAGGGCTATTGGGGCGGCTCAATTTAAGGATGCGCGCGTATGCCTGCGGGTTATTCATCAGTTTAAGGGTCCGTTCTTTAGACGCCTCGCTCCCTTCCCGCAACACCATATCTGATAGAATGATGGAGGCGTTGGCGAATGTGCGAAGGTCTGCTTCCGACATATTCGGCTCTTTATAGCTTGAATTAATCTGCGCACCAAGAATAGCTCCCACCCCTTTCTTTTCATCCGGAGTGAGGTTGTCAACAGGTACTCTTCCGGTTACTACATCATTCACCGTGTTACCGATATAATCGGGGGCGCTGGGATCGAGGCGATTCACCAAGCTCTGATACCCCATCAGTATATTCTTTGATGTTTGGATTGAAACCGGGGCATTGGCCATCCAGTTCTCCCCCATAAGTTTATTCGCTACAAGGATGCCCTGAAGATTAGGGTCCCTGCCTGCCGCCGCTGCTCCAAACTTGATCTGGTTCTCGAACATAGTCAGCGTTTTATTCGCAGTTGAGATATCCTGCGTACCAAACAAAGATTGCTGGAGTTCATCCATCATCTCGGTGCGGCGTTTAAGGATAGCGTCAATCGGTGTATGGGTCATACCGCTGCTGTTCAGAATTTGTTGCACACGGTGGCTGTCCAGCAGGCGGACCTCGTTAAAATATGTAGCGGCGTTCTGAAGGCGCGTAGCTTCAGGAACAGATGTATCGTTTAACCTGTCTTTGAGATTTTTAATAAAAGAAGGAAGGAATGTAGCATCCTGCTGAGCCAATCCTTGGTTGTATTTAATCTCATATTGGGCGTCGAGATCGGCCTGCGATGGGGCGTCTCCTTGCTGGAGTTTAGCTATTTCAAGACGGGCCTTTAGGGATGAGAAATAATTATCTGTCTGCATCTTCTCCATCGTGTTTGCAATCGTCTTCGCCCTATCAACATTGCCCGCATTGTCGAAAATCGCGGTGCCTTCGGAGATCCCTTGGGAGAGCAGGGCGTCTTCGATACGCTGTTGACGATCCCTCTCCTTCATCAGCGCTTCGGGACCTGAGGTAGAAGGAAGCACCCCAAGATTCGCTTTAATGCCCGTGCGAATGTCCTCCGCCACCCCGGGGAAGTTTGCTGTCAGTTCCCGTTGGAGGGCGTTGAGGCGCGTGGTGTACTCATTGATACCGCCCGTGAGCTTCCCCTGCTGAAGAGACGTCCTTAATTTCTCTTCTTCCCTGTTCATCTTTTGAACCGCTTCTTCGACAATAGTATTCTTGCGGGTCTGAATGAAGCGCTCGGTTACCGGCCCCGCTATTGCACCTGCAATGTCCGCCAGTCCGCCCAGCGTAGATTGCGTTGCTGTATTGCGGAATGCTTGGGGGGTAGGTTCGCTAAGGGTATCGCTGAATGCGGGCATGATTACTGGCCTTTTTCGTTAAGTGTTTTCTTGTATTCTTCAAAGTCTTTTCGGGAGGCTTCGATATTGTAGCGGATAAGGGGAGACAGCCTATGGTCTTGTTTCCAGCGGGCCTTGGCCATCGAGTTGTACATGGTCTCCGTAAGACCATCCCGCGCTTTCTGGAACACCCTCCGCTGCACTTCCGGAGATTCCCCCTCCAATAACGCCGCATTCTTTATTGCCCAGAACTGCTGCCCTTCGACGGTTTCTTCCATCGCGGCCCTTGCATTGTTCTCATTCACCATCTTTGTGAGAGTCTCCACGTCAGTGTTAAAGGAACCGCTCTCGGCGAATAGAAGGGCAAGATCGTGCTGTTTGCCGGAGGGGAACCCAAGGATAGAGGCAAGAGCCTGAAGTTTGGGGGCGTACGCTACCGGCTCTCCTCGTCTAGAAATAAGAAGGCCTTTGCGGTAAATAGTTAACGCCTTCTCTACCTCTCGCACTGAACCGATGTTCCGCGCCATATCCATTACAGCTTCCCACAAAGCGTTTTCGGGCAGTACGTCCGGATGTTTTGAGATAGAGATGTACTGGTAGACGTTCAACAGGGACTTGCTGAAATCATTCATCATGTTGTACGTGGGCCCGAGGATAATCTGGGGAGGGGATTCTCTTGTCCATGCGTCCCCTAAAGCACGGGTAATGCCTGTACCAAAACCGGCCCTAGCGCCCATCGCCGTATCCATTTCTCCATCGCTTGCCCAGTAGATTAGCGCGTCTACCATACCTGTCTGAAGCGCTTTGTACGTAAGTCTGGAAGTTTCTTTATCAGATGTTTCTTCGTACTTCTCAACAAAGTAATTCATGATGTCTTCGCCCCACGGAGCAGCGGCACTACCCCATAAAGCAAGCTGTCCTACTGCAAAGCGCCACCGTTCTTCCGGAGTCCAGCGGCTTAATCCGCCCGCGCCTAGAAGATTTTGCGCCGTATGCAGGGCGTACTGCTGGAACTGAAGGGCGCTGGCAAGAAGACTTCCACCCGTGCCTTTGACTGCCATCGAACGGGAGGCTTCTCCCATGTCCATAGAAAGAGCTCCGGCACGGTCCAGCACATCCCTGAATATTTCCCTGCTTCCCGGCTTAAAGCCCTTCTTCAACGCCTCCCTATACGCTACGTGCCACGCAGTCAACCTGTTCAGTATTTCCGCCTCGTATACAGGGCGTCTTCCGGCTTGACGGGCGCGGGACATATAGCTACCTTCCATATACAAACCTGCATCAGCCACATTAGCGAACCCGGACTTACGCAGATCCTGCATCATGCCGGTAAATTCTTCTTCACTCAACCCATGCAGCGCTTTCCATTTTATAGCGAGTTGCTTTTCTATCTTGGGATTGGCCATTGCCGTACGTAGCGTCATTGCACCGGAGAGGGCGCGAATGTCCAGCTTCATAGCAGCGATACCTAATGCTGTGGAGAGCTGGAAGAGGAACTGCCCCGGATTACCGAAACCAAGGTATACATCGAAGGCCCAGCCGCGCATTGCCGAAAGATACTTATCAGCCGATACCCAATCGTACGCAGAAGAAGCGGAGATACCGGTTTTATCCTCGACAAATTCGGCGAGCCTTCTTCGCATTCCCGTGTGCATCTCATCTTCGGCGGTTGTCTTTCCTATTTTATTCTTGAGAACCTGTCTAAGATTTTCCAGCTTTGCAATATCCGGATCAGTCGCGGCTCTGGTGTACCTTGCTTCGTTGAATATCTGGGCGACGTTACCTCCTGTACGAAGGCTATCAGGGTCAAGAGCATCGAGGGCCTTAGCCATAGCCACCCACTCTTCCATAGCACTTACGTAGAAGTCGCCCATCGCGTGCATCCGGATGGCGTTTCTGAGCGATCTGTCCTGCGCCTCAAAGGGATCGAGCACTCTTGCCTCTTTATCCTGTGAACCAAGCAGCCGTGTTCCTCTTTTCCCCGTATATGCTTTATTTGTATGTACCAGCCATGCAGCCGTGTCGTCTGTGAACGCCTCTTTATTAGAGATATCGAAAAAGTCTGACACACCTTCGGAGTATTCCACTGGAAGCTCTCTATCGTACACCGCCCTAAAGGGATGCGTTTCACTGAAGGCCCCTTCCAAAACCATCCTGTTCCATTCATCGAGACTATCAATCTCAATCGCCGCCAACGCCTCTTCCATTGCAACACGGTTTGCATCTGAGCCCTCTGCTTTGAAAGCCCTGACTGCCAGTCTTGCCTCCTCGTGTTCAGCCGCCCATTCACTTGCTTCTTTTACGCTCTCGAATACGGCGTGTACAAAAGCGGAACCTTTCCACTTCTTCCCGTCTTGGTAAGTCCCGAAGTTTGCCTGTTTGACGAAATACTTTCCTTCGTAGATGCGATGTCCGCCCTGACGGTAGCCGATAACAATCGGGTTTAATTGGCTAACGGAAACAGAACCGCCCTTGCCCAACACAAGAGTAACAGGATCGTCCCCTACTTTAATGGGGGTACGCAGCAGGAAGAGCCGAGAACCTTCGTCCATTCTTTTCTTCAAGGCCTCTGCGGAGATATCCCCCGGCTGCAGATACCTGTTGTTTACCGCATCAAAGATCCGGAGGTTATCGGCTTGTGGAATGGAGAGAATTTCTTTTGCGGGGGAAGAATAGTTCAAACCTTCAATAGTTAAATGGGAGTAACCCAAACGGGAAAGATGTTGGTACTCACGGGTATTGCGTATTGCCCAGTCAAGGTCATTAATATTCTTATAGGTATAATAACCCAGTTTCTCCTCTTTTGTAGGAAGGCGTCCTGCGATGATCTGGAATTGCGTATCCAACTCTTGGCTGTTAAACCACTTGCCTTCCTGCATTCGGCCATCCGGCCCTGTCCAGACATGCGCGTCTCCTTTCTGAAGAACTTTTATTACATTCCTGCGCCACTCCTTAATTTTTTTATTACGTATAGGGTCAAGAACAGGTTGCAGCAAATAGGGAGTAAATTGCTCTCGTATTAACTTATTCATACGGGCTTTTTGGGCAACAGCTATTTGCAGGTCTACACCCATGCGCTTAGGCAGCCACCCAAGGATATTTGTAGCTTTGGCTGTCCACGTATTTGTTGCCTTTATCTCGGCGGTAGCGGAGGGAATAATATAGCCTTCTTCAGGGAGAACGTGGGTTACATTGATGAACCATTGACCGGAAGGGTCTTGAATAGTTTTTGCGCCTCCGATACCCCGCTTCTTCGCGGCATTAAGCGCTTGTTTTTCGGTAGCGTACCCGCCCGTGCCTTTTGCGCGTCCGAGAGTTACAGTGTAAGTGGGAACACCGGAGACTTTATCGGGAGGATTAAGCCGCACGTCTTCAATATGTGAGCCCTTGTATAGCTCTGTCTCTACTTTTTTACGGGTAGCTTCGAAAGCGGCAGCGCGTTCTTCGGGAGTATTAATAGTTGTCACCCTGTCCGAGATAACTTCCATCGCAGCTTCCCGCTGTTCTTTTAAAGCGGCTGCAACCTCTGCGTCTAGCTGGTGCGCGGCTTCAATACCTCTGGCAACACCCCCCGAAAGACCTACAGAGGGATCAGAAGTACGGGCTAAGGTGCTGGTAAGGGAAGCCTCCGTTGCCGCGTTAACATCGTGCACTACCCCGGATACGCCGGAAGGGGGCGTACCATTTGCGGCCAGCTCTATTGTTTCAGCAAGGCGCTGTTCTGTTCCTGCGCGGTCTAACCCCTTTGTAAATCTGAACCCGTTTCTAAGGGAAGACGCCCAGTGAGCGATTGCACCCGCATCCGTAGCATCCCAAACTGAAAGCATGGAGTGCGCCAACTGTTGATTCTCGCCCATTCCACGCAGCATATTCTCAATCGCTATTTTCTGAAGAACGGTGTTGGTTTCTCCAACAATAGACCTCCCCGCCTGTTCCGCGAATGCGGGGGCCTTCTGCATAAACTCTTCAAGGGGCATATCCAGAAAGTGGCGACGTTGTGCCTCTAGCGTGGAACCGCTGAATAGAGAGGGGGATGTGTCTTCTGCAAACTCGGAAGTAAGAAGGTGGAAAGGAACCATGAGGCCCGCGTAATTCAAAGCCTTTGTCAGCACCCCTTGTGATTTATATTTCTCGTTTACTTTATCAAGAAGGTTTTGCCAGATAGCCTGTTTCTTATGCCATTCGGCCACCTTCGCGTCTAAATCGGGATTAGTATTTTCCGCCACCTGCACCTGTATGGGATGTTTAAGGGCTTCGTCCTGTATTCCTTCTACTCCTGCGCGTTCAAGGGCGAAGGGATTGTCTCTTTCATTAATTGTTTGAGCCGCTTCCCACACCCCGTTAGGTGCGAACAGCTCCTGCAATCCTGCTGAATCTCCGGAGAAGTACTGTGCGCGGGCAAGCTCCAACATCTTTTGCTCTACTTTAGCCTGTGCAGAATCGGAGATACGCTTCCGAACATCTCCTTCCCCTCCTTGAGAAATCTCCGCAGCCATTGCTTCCGCCGCCGCGTTAATCTGGGCGGTAGTCAGGTTGCCGAACTTTACTTGCGCCATCGCCCCCAACAAAGCCGTTTTCGCTACTGTTTCCGGCCCACCCGTATTGGCTTCGGGAGCGGTAGGAGGAAGAATGTCAAGAGAATCCGGAGGCAGGATATCTAGCAAAGCGTCCTGTTGAATAGGATCAGTCATTCATTTACCTTTTACGCAAACCAGTTAATCGTTCCGGAGGGCCTAGGAGTCTCAAAGATCGTCCGCTCGAACGCACTTAATTGCGGGGTTTTAGCGGAAGCTATTTTATCCAAGGCCATTCCAGCGCTAAAGATCGTTCCACCTAGTCCGGAGATGCTTTGGGCGGTGGAAGATTTTTGAATAGCTTTGTTCGTAGCTGTATTGATGCCCGCTATCTGGTCAAGGAAAGAAAGGCCGCTGGAAAGCTGGGAGGTAATCGAGCCTGCGCCGCCTGTAACTGCTGAAGAAGTAGAGGCCCCTTGATTTGCTCCGGCCTGAATAATGGCCGCCCGTTTAATGTTTGCTTCACGAATAAGTTGTCTGCGCTCTCTTGCGGCCTTGATTGTTTCTGCCCGCTGTTGCAACCGTAGGGCTTCCTGTTCTGCGCGGGAGGACGCGATACTGCCACCCACTGCTGTTGTAAGCCCCGCTGCCGAGAGCGCTGCTGGAAACCCAAAACCGCCTGTAGCGACTCCCGCTCCCACCGCTAGCGCAGCTAACCCTATTTGTGCCGGTTTACACATATTAAACTATCTCCCTTTTATAAATAATAAACGTATCGTCCGCGTTGTACAGGGACAGAAGAGGTTCAAACCCGAAGTGCGGGGCGAAACGTTCTACGACATTCTGAGAACTTGCCATCGTGTAGACCTCTCCAATTCCCCTACTCTTCAATCCGCCCAGTATCTCATCCAGCACCATATCTATCTCTCTTAACTTCTTCTTAGTCCACGGCAGTTGTTTAAGATGGAAGTAAAGAAAACACCGGCCTGTCTCGGTTACATTTGCGGTAAAGGTTACAAGATCGTCATCCCATACCGTGTAATCACAACTAAGAGTCCGTAGTTCCTGTAAGAACCGTTCCCCATCCAATAAGGTTGAAATCTTTTCCGGGGTCGCTTTCAAATCTGAGTTGTAATGCTCTTCCACTTCCACGTATCCTTAATTTAGTCGAGGTCAATCCTAAGCCATTCTCCCAAGTCCCGTCGTCTGCGGGAGGAAGATAGATATCTTTAAGACGGTATGCTTTCTGGCGCGTAGACCACTTACCGCTTTGGGAACCATTGGCCCAATCCCATTTAGCCCTAACAAACAGGTTAGACGGATTTTCATACACAGGTTCGCCACTGATAAAGGTAACTCCTGTTTCGGTGCGTTTACAGTGAACGGTGATGTACGGCATCTGTTTAAAGCGGGATACGTCTCCCTGAATATCCCAGCCAGTCTCAAGGTAGCTATCAAACGAGACTCCTTCTCCATCCTCATCCAGAAGTCTAGCATATTTTTCCCAGTCTGTAAAGAGGTTATTCGTAAAATCAGAGAAGGTTAGCCGGTAATCCCCTCCATCCGGAACAAGCGTCATGTATTGAAAGAAGGTGGGCTGCCCTATCCGCTCAGTTGTAATTACCTCTACGGCATCCCCTCCCGCTTCGACTATCTCATCCATCACTACGACATCTTGGGAATTATCGCCTTCATTAATCGCGGGGGTTACGGCTATACCGCAGATAAACGGGGAAAGGTTCTCTGCAGAAGAAATAGCCCAAGGATAGAACGCCTGTAGCCGGACATCATACACGAGGGCCCTGTTATAGAAGTAGGGGGAAGAAGAGGGAGTGGCCGTATCGGGGTCTTTGTAGAACCACATGATCCTGCTTTGCGCCTTGTCGAAAGCCCCCGTGGAATTAGCCAGCGTCACTAAATCAATGTTATTATAGAAGGTGTGTATCTTCTCTTCAGTAATGCTTACGGCCTGCAAGTCTCCCGTTTGCCCTGATTGGAGTACGTAGATACCTGTTTCACTCAACCAGACAGGAAGACCCTCTATCTCGACAAGCGCCCTGTTGCTAATTATACCGGAGGAGGTAATCTTTGAAACCTTAAAGTCATCCGCCCTGAAGCCTCCGTCAGTCCCGCTGATAGACCATACACCATTCTTGGCAAAAACAAACAACGCCGAACCCACCTCGGACATAGCGAGAATATCATGGGCGTTGGGAATGGTAATGACAAGACCGTCCGTTGCCACAAGCTCATTCAATACCTCGCTGGAAGGGTCGGCGTTCTGGTAGCACTTGCCCGCGTTATCCCTTGCGGTGTTCAGCACCTGTGAAATGTAGACATCCCCGTTAAGAGCGTACGCCACACGCCCTGCAAAGAAACCTACAGCTTGCGGACGGGCATCAATGCTTTCTACAGGCAGGCCGGGAACAAGAGGAGCGCCGCCATTAGGGGGGATAGTTGCGGCAGTGCGGTCTTTATAAAACGGATCAAGGATGAAATGCCCGCGGGGAGCTTCGCTGCTTCCTACTACAACACCGTTAAGAAGAGCGAAAGATATTTGCCCGCTTTGGCCTTTTGCACGGAACCACTGGAGGTTATTCGCGGGGTATACGCCCTCGTTATTTTTGTAGTTCTGGATAGGATCGTAGTTACCCGATGTTCTAAACCATCCTTGATTAAGAAGATTGTAATGATGTTCTTTAGAAAGATTCTGCGGACGAGCCTCAACATTCAACCCATCTTCTACCCCGTCAAAATCCCGGATACGGATATTTATCCTCTCAACATTAATATCGTCAGCGGCTTCATCATACTCTACTTTAATCGGGATGGTGGAGGCGGAAACAATGAACAAAGCCCCTCTTCCCGCAGCGAAGGACGCAGAGGTTAGTGCAGATGTAGTTGCCGCAGGAGCGAGATGCGCGTCTAAATCAATAGAGAAAGGTTTCTCTCCCGAGCTAAGGGGGGAGGTATTATGATCGTAGAAATATACCTTGTTGCCGAGCTGGACTACAAAGAAGTTAAGAGCTCCCTTTTCCCGCACCCCTCTCCACGTAAAGGAATTTACGGCGAAGGTTTCCTGCTGTCCTTGCGTAAGAAAGAAAGAGGAAAGTTCGTACTCATTCTGAAAGTCAACCCCCAACCGCCTACGCCTGTTGCCCGCAGAGAACAGCACACAGTTAAGTTCATCGGTAGAGGCATTGGGCGGAAACGTAAGCTCTGTAGCCTCGGTGATAAGCCCGCCTACAAAACCGTTTATCTGCTGTCCAAAGTTTTTAGCATTTGCCAAAGCAAGCGCACTCCTTAATTAAATAAATGATCGTGCTATTAGCCGTCTATCTTTGCCTCTTTCGCCAGAGCCCTTTGCATCTTTGTTATGTATGACGTGGGTCTCTTAAGGCGCTTCTTGGGGATAAATACAGGCCGGTTGGGGTATCTCTCTATATTTCGTGGTATCGCCGGAGGAGGGGGCACAAGGTACTTCTTAATCGCAGCAATAGCATCCGCCACAGTAACGAAGCTCCCCTCTAATACCGGAGAAATATACCCCGGCCCGCTCGCTATTGCTACTTTGAAGAGATGCCTATCGCGAACCACTTTCATGTAGCAGTGCTTTTTTTCGTTAAACTTAACGTCTTCCATATCCGGGGTAAGGATCGTTTTTCTGGATTCTTTCACGGTCATTCTGGTATGTCACTCTTTGTTTACGGGATGCCTGCTCCGCTTTTGCGTGTCCCTGCTGCTTCAGCTCCAGATGCGCCCATGACTTGGCCTCGTTAAGAAGAAGCGGGAATAGATTGGCGTCAATATCGGGAATAAAGGAATCATCCAGTGTGAATGTAGGGAGCTTTACCCCGAACGCCATAGACTTCGACGCCTGAAGAGTACTGTCTTCGTTACTATCAAAGGAATCAAACACCATGTACTCATCGTCGAAGGAAGTCCATATTTGCGGATAGTGGTCGTCCTTAATGAGCAGCTTGATCCCGGAGAAGTCCGTAACGGTGCGGATGTTCACGTCATCTTGGCTGCGGCCTACAATACGGTTGATAAACTCCTCCGGGCAGAGGTAGGTAACAGTTTTGTATTCCGATTTCTGGAAGGTACCGGTAGGCGGGAAGGTTTCAACATAAGTCTCGGTAGCAATATTATACCGGAACGAAGTAATCTTGGAGGCGTCCGTGGGTAGGCGAAGATAGTTAGGTTTGGTACCATCTCCTAACGCATCTACCTGAAGAAGAGTATTGTGCTCCGGGATAGTGCCATTTGTAACGAGGTTGAAGTACACGTCCTCGATAATATTGGCTACCTGAAGGGATTCCACCGTGTCGTTAATGGAAGAAACTTCATCCCCGCTTGTGGAGTTAAGCACCTTTTGAACCAGCTCTAGAAGAGTCATCTTTGCCATTTATTTTTCCACCGACTTATTATATGTGACTATTTGTTCTGCCGTTCCACGAGTGAGGGCGTCCTTAACGGAAGGGCGCAAGGGTTTTGACGCATTCGAACAGCTTGGCATCGCGCATCCACTTACAAAGCTCACGGCGAAGAGCAGCATCAGAAAGTGTTTCAATCTTTGCCTTTGTTTCATTGTATTCTTTCTCCGTTTTTAACGCCGACTTGACCTGTTTAATTTCACACGAAGCATAACCTTGTTTGTATACCCAGATAAACACCGAAGCAGCGAGGGCCACAACCGAGAGATAGCTGAAGATGCGGAGGTTTCCAAGGACGAGTGAGATCAATCTACCGAACATTTAATTTCCTCTCAAGCCAACACCGCCACCAGAACGGCCATCCGCCCAGACGTACCCCGAGCCAGATAACCCACGCAAGAACGGGTCTACCACACGCATCAACGCATTTCTTGAGGTCTTTATCTGCTTTGCGCCGGTTGTATAATGCCCCATAAGCAGCATCGTGCATATCGCAACAAGAAACATAGCTTCCGTCGGGGAAAAGGGTACACCCATCAGATTCATGAGATAGCATCCAGTATAAACTCCCTTATTGTACAGCTATAAGGTGTCTGGTTTTCCAGCCAAGGATAGGTTTCAGCAGAAGCGTTTGTTACGGCAGTAGCGAATCCTGTGTTGGCTTCATCTATATAGTTATAAATATCGTTCTTATACGCTGCCAAAAACGGCCTGCCTAAATCCGCTGCTTCCGGTTGGGTTATTTGTTCTGTGAGCATCAGAAGCCCGATGACTTTGACTTTCACGTCCGCAATGATATTGCTACGGCGCAGCTCCGCCTCTGCTATCTTTTCCGGATAAGTGTAGTAGTCTTTTACCTCTTTATACTCTGTGGAAAGAACGCCGTCGGTGTCATACCATTTGAATTTCTGCGTACAGCTTATCGCTAAAGAGATGGCGTCTCTTTCAAAGGTGTACTCGATTTTTACAATAGGATTGGAGTAAGTAACGACTCCATTTTCGTCAATTGTGGCATCCAGATAATAAGTCTTAGCTACTGGAGCACCTTCAGACATCACTACGTCTTTGTAGAGGTCTACGGACAGTCCCGTTTTGAAATCTATATCTACAGGAAGTCTACCCCAATCCCCCTTAGAGGGATGCCCATCTAGTAGTAAGTCGTATATTTTATATTTGGGCATTAAAGATTCTCCGTAGCATAGGCAATTAATCTCCAGCTAGCATTTGTAATATTCGACGACAATCCAGTTGTTTTATTGAGTACAGAGAATGTAGATGCTGAGCTGCCATAGCGCAGGTATAGATTCGTGGCATCTGACGTTACAGATACCCCCTGATTGTTGCCCTGCGCAAATCCTAAAAGAGGTATAATATCTCCTGCTGAGTAATTAAATTCAGGAGTGTTGCAATATAGGGCAAAATGCACATGTTTAGGAGCTGCGCCAAGACCGTGCGCTAAAGTGAGAGCTCCGCCCGAAGTGATTGTTTGATTTGGGGAAGTATATTTAATCGACGCCGATTCGTATAGCGAATCAAAGAATATCTGAAGTGTTGCCTTTAGATTCCCCCAAGTCAATTTCTTTAAACTAAAGGCTGAGGTGCTATCAGTTAACGGAACTTCATCGGCATCTGACGGTATTGCTTTTGATGTTGCTGCATTTGTGGCGGGGGCAATTACGGTGATATTTGATGTACCGTCAAAAGGAACTCCGTCAATGGTTCTTGCCGTCTGTAACGCCGTAGCTGTACCTGCATTTCCGGTAACGCTGCCTGTTGCAGAGCCGATATTAGGTGTAATCAGTACGGGAGAATTGGAAAATACCAGAGAGCCGGTTCCGGTTTCGTCTGTTAAAGCCGCTGCTAAATTGGAACTAGAGGGGATGGCGAGGAAAGCGGCTACGTTTACACCAAGGCCGGATACACCCGTGGAAATAGGCAGCCCCGTGCAATTTGTGAGTGTGCCGGAGATGGGAGTGCCGAGAATAGGAGTAATAAAGGTAGCAGCCGTAATAGTGGGAGAAAAGCTCATCACAAACGTACTACCTGCTCCCGTTTGAGAAGCGATGAAAGTAATATTTCCTATACTTGTAATGGGACCGGTTAGATTGGCGTTAGTAACTGCGGTGGTTTGAATTACTCCGGGACTTATAGTCGTGCCTGTAACATCTCCTACAAGAGTGGTGGCAGTCTCCAGAGCGTATACTGTTGGTAAATACGGCACTCTACTTAATCCCTTTTAAACACAGTTCCTGTTCAGCCTTACGGCGATTAACCAATCCCTGTATCCGTTTTCCGCCCGCGTATACCCATTTGGGAAGCTCATTACACGCGCCTTTAATATCTCCGGCATTCAGCTTTTTAAGAAGGGTAGACTTTTTAAAACTACCGCTACCGGCGTTGTAGATAAAGGAGATCAAAGCCGCCCGCGTTTCTTCGGCTACACGTATCTTTACTTCTTTATCAAACGTAACGGCGGCCTCTTTAAGATCTTCTGCCAATAACCCTTCACACTCTTCGGGAGTTGCAGTATCTCCGATAGACACACCGCCAGTATGCCCATAACAAATAGTAGGAATGCCGGGAGGATCAAGATAAGCAACAAGGCTGCGGCCCTCAAACATAGCCACAATAGATGCAGCCATTGCAAGGCCGCCCCATACCTTCTTGTCAAACTTTGCCATTTCTTTTCTTTTTCCACAGTTCAATATACTTCGGAACAAGAAGTCCTATTTGAAGAACGAAGTAAATGATTGTACAAATGGCAACCCATTCGTTGAGCGTTATAGCTGTTGCCGAGGTCAGGAAAGCCCCGAAAGTCATCTTGACTCCAGCTACTTTTTGCTCGTGGTCGATCATTAATTCGGCTCCTTTATTCTACAATCTCCATTGTAAACCAAGAATAGACGACATGGATATCTATGGCACCGGCTGAAAGCTGAGTAGTTACAAGTTCAAACTCATCTCCAGCAGTGACGACAAGGGTAGGGCTTTCAACATCTACTCCCAGCAGGGCCGTACCATTAAATAGCATCGAACCATTCGGCAGGCCGGGAACAAGAAGCTGAGAACCGTTCTTGTGGAACTTGATAAGCATTGCGTCGCCAAGAGTTCCACCAGCCGCGTATAGTACTTTACCAGCAAGACGGATTCGTGTTACACCTGTTGGAACAATAAGCTTAGTGGCGCTGTTCCAAATGCTATCTGTGTCTATAGTTGCAGTACCACCCGTGAAATTAACAACAGTATCAGTAGATGCCGGAATTGACTGAGTGCCGGTTCCATATACGACAGCTCCGCGAAAAGCTGGCGCAGACGCCGGAAGATTGGTAAGAGCAGAGCCGTCACCGTGGAGAATAGCTGTTTCATCACCAAAATAAACATCCGTAATATCATCATTGCCTATCTGGACAGTGTTTGATGCTGCAACCGTAGTGCCAAAACCGAGCGCCATTGCATTGGTCAAACCAGAAGCGCCTACATCTGCTCCAGCTCCAAGGCCTGTATTTCCAATGCCAGTGGTATTAGTAGCAAGAGAGTTATAGCCAATGGCTGTGTTGCTATCTCCAGTGGACGTATCAGTAAGCGCCCAACGTCCGATGGCAGTATTGTTAGAGCCGGTAGCTGCAAGAAGAGCGGAGGCCCCGACTGCTGTACAAGCATCGCCAGTTGTTATAGATGCCAAAGCCGCACTGCCGACCGCCGTATTTTGAAGTCCATCTGTCAGAGCTCCAAGAGCCTCTTGCCCAAGTGCCGTATCCTCAGTGGCAGTGGCAGTAAAGTTAGCCCCAGCCAAATCGCCGAGGAACATATTACCCGAAGGATAATCGGTAGCGGCGTCTGAAAGACCGTCAATATCGGTAGCACCCCCGCCGGGAAGATTTGTAAGCTGGGAGCCATCTACAGCAGGAAGTTTGGCGGTACCATCTAGTTGAACGATATCATCCGGACCCGTGCCGACATCGAAACTTACAGAGGTCCCAAGCCCTGCGGTTACTCCGCTAATTGTTGGGTTATTAAGAACAACTGTCATTTATTTACGCTCCTGCGAATACGTTAACGGTTGCGTTGGTACCGGAGATCGCTGTAAGAGTAGCGCGGGTATACAGCCAAGGCGCAGAGGTAGCATACCCATCCGTCACAGCATCATTGCCCGCCAGAGAAATTGTCGCCTGAAGAACCCAGTTCGAACCGTCTAAACTAACGTGGATAAGAACAGTGGCTGTAAGTGCGCCTGTGCCTGTGACGACTGCTTGAATCGTCTTATCTTTCATTGTAATTCTATTGGCATCTCCCGTCGTAGTGGCGGCAGTAGCGTCTGTAAGCAATTTAAAAACAGAAGTCATAGTTGTATCCTTTCAAAAAATTAAAGAGCTGTTGTTCCGATCCATGAAATGGTCACATCCGCAAGCGTCGTTGGGGCTGCTCCAAATACAAACTCGTGTTCAAAGTAAATCTGGGTTCCTGCGGCAAACCGTATGCCTGTATCTCCGTTCACTAAGGTTACTCCAGAAGGGAAACCCACAGAGTTAAAACCGCCCACATGAAAACCGCTTCCGGTAGTCGAACCCGCTAAGAATTTAAACGTATTCTGCCCAGTTCCGGCTGTACCAAAAAGAGAGAAGTGCTGGTCTATAGGGTCGCTAGCCGAAGCCGTCAGTGTAAGCGAAGAAAGCCCGCCAAACCCGTCAATCGGAAAAGTCACCGTAGTCGGGAACGTGTAGAACGCCCCACTACCGATATTAAAGGCAAGGCCGGGGAATGTCTGGTTGAGAGTAAAGGTATCTCCCATAATATCCACAAAACCGCCGCCTCCAGTGCCGGAACCTATTTCACGAATGGTAAGGGAGCTTGTCCGTGCACCGCCAAAAAGACGGGATGTTCCGGTGTAGGTTGCGTTCACTCCGGCACTACCGGCAGAGGAATGTTTACCTACTCTAACTTTGTATGTATGGGTATTCGTATCGGCGGGAGTAATAACTTTCGAAACAAAGATACTTCCAACATCCGATTCACTTCCGGCGCTATGCAGCATGTCCGCAGCAATAGCATCAGCGGCGCTGTCGACAAAGATAGCTGCGCTTGCCCCTATCACACTTGCACTCATACCTACGGCAATATCCGCTACGATCTCAATAGAATTTCCTACAGACGCTACAGCGTATTCCAGCGTAAGAATTTCCTGACCCTCGGTCTGTTGGGGGATGGTATCGTCTCTGGGAATGGTGGAAGTAATACTAATGAACGTATCAACCTCTGTTGAAGCTCCGAGACCCGCACCGCCAGCGCCGACGTTGGTAAGGTTTGAACCGTCAACTGCGGGAAGTTTACCGTTTGCATCGAGTTGGACAACATTGAAGGGGGCAGTGCCTACATCGTGTATCGCGGCTGTGCCCAGCCCAAGATTATTTCTGGCAGTAGCAGCGTCGGCGAGATCCGAAAGGTTATTCGCTGTTTGCAGGAAATCTGTAATAGCCTGAAGAGCGGCACTTCCCAGCCCCAGATTAGCCCGTGCAGTGGGAATATCGGCGAGATCAGAGAGATTGTTTGTGCTTAAAAGGTCGCCTGTACCCGGCCCGCCACCGCCTGTGGCCCCTGTTGCGCCTCTTGCGCCTGCCACACGAATAGTCCAGTCACTATGCGTGCCGCTTCCACCAAATGCTTCCACATTCACATCCAGCTGTCCGCCCGCGTATAGGGTAGTAGTTCCAAACATAAAGTCTACGGAGGGATTTGCGTCAGAAGTAATCAATACCTTTGCGCCGGGATCAAAGTACTTGCCCGTTTGCGTGGTAAATGTCTTAGCGCCCGCTCCAATAGTGTTGGAAGTAACAGATGTTCCTATGAGCTTTAAGGCTTGATTGGCGGCGTCTATCGCAGATTGTGCGGCAGCGGCGGCAGAGAGGGCGGCAGCAGTAGCAGAGGCAGCAGCGGCAGCGGCAGCGGCGGCCCCATAATTAGCATCGCCGTACTGAAGCGTGACAAGATGGGTGGGAAGAATGGGATCAGGAGAATTGAGGATGCGGAAGCCGTTCATATCGAAATCCGCAGTCATAAAGTTTGGTTCATCACCATTGCGTGATACGGTGTTCGCAAACTTCCCCGTAATCTCGTCGTTGTTATTATTAATCGTATTGATTACCTGCGTCTCGTTTGTGAGCGAGGTAAGATCATCCAAGGTAGGGAGTTTTGGCACGTTACGATACCTTTACTTTGAGGGCGATTGAAAGTTGAATGTTTCCTGTTGAAGAGCCGCCATCAGAGGTGGCTGTAATCAAATCTCCCGCAGCAATTGTATTAAGAGCGGTGGGAGTGGAAAAGAAGCGGGAGCCCGCAGCAGAACCGGAAAAGGCGACAGTGACGGTGCTGTTGGTAATAGGAATACCATTAATGAAAAAGGTGATGAGAGAGTTCGCTGCCGTAATTGCGCCGTGAAGAACGGTAGAAATGCTTTCAATTGTTCCCGCGACAGGCGCTACAAAGTACGTGGAAGAGGGGGAAGATACGTCCGCCAAAGAGCTATGTAGAATTACATTATGCGGAGGAGGACTCCACGCTCCACTGCCTGCGCCATCGGCCACGTAAACGGTACCTACCGCAGCAGACGCTACACCCAAGGGTTCGTGCAGATTGGCGTCGTCTATATTTTTATGCTCGATTGTCAAGTGGAGCTCCTATGAAAAGAGAAGGAAGGGGGAGAAACCTTCTTTACGACTCCTCCCCCGTTCCGGTTAGAGATCGCCTACAGGCAACAGCTCAATAAGCAGCTTTGCTTTACCGGCAGTGGCCGTGGCAACGTTTGCACGCAGCGTGAGGTACTGATCGCTTGCAAGAATGGTGCCAATCAGAGCGCCATCGCAAGTAACCGTCTCACCAATGGCGTCGATACTTGCCTGAGCAACGGCAACATCAATACCGTCCGCGTCGACAACAGTACCGTCCTGATTCGCAGTGCCGATGTCCAGAGTGAGAGCATCGCCCGCGCTATCAAAGGGCTCGACAACCGTGAGCACTGCCGACTTCAGCAGCATTCCCGCAGGCATAACAGCCGTAGGAACTTTGTTCACGAACTGATTAAGACCGAAGGCGGCCATATCAGAATATACGATGTCGATTTCCATTTTCTTAGTGCTGCCGGACTGACAAGGCGAACCTTCCCGAGCAGCGTCGGCCTGATCCGTACCGAATCTGACCCGCAGACCATCATTGTTTTTCCAGATGGTCGTGGCTTCATCAACAAGAGCCATAGTAGTTTACTCCATTTCTTTAAGGTTACACGATGACATCGGTATCGGTCAGGACAACAACGAGGTTCTCCGGACGATACAGCTTGACACCGTAACGGGCAGTCGTGACATGCTCTTCGCGCTGGAAGTCCTTGTTATAGGAGCTATCCACCTTCGGCATTTGACGCCATGCACCGACAAACGGTGAAACGCCTTGTGCCGCCGAGAAGAACAGGTTTGCTTTGCCGGTAGTCGTCGTCAGAGCGCCAATGGTTTCATTTGCATCAGCGAGATAGTTGCTGGTGTAAACGTCGAAACCATACACGTTCTTCACGAACTTCATGCCACTTGCAATACCATCAGCAATGATACCTTCCCAACGCGGGTTATTGGATACGTTAGTGAGGTTTGTTGAAGTATTCAGCGTGTACTCGACAGACGGATCGCAAATAGCGACAAGATCCATCTGCGGTACGTTCGCCTTTTTCAGCGAGTGCAGTGCATGTGCAAAGTCGGCAGGAGAGATCGCCTCGTTAGTGCCGGTGCCCACAAAACGGTGAGCAGCGCCATTGATGAGGTTCGTGTTGTTTGCCGTTTGCTGCGCAGTCAGGCCAAGGATATCCCTTTCGAGACGGGCCATAATTGCACGATGCTGCGCCGGAATGAACGAAGCAGAAAGCTGGGCCATGTAGAAGGAGTCCTGCTTTTGCTTATTCGTGATGTACGTAGCAGAAGAGAGGTACTCCGTGATCTGGAACTGGAACTGGCCAGTGTCCATCGCATGGTATTGTACCGAAGTGTCTTCTTCGTAGTCATCAACCTGCATTTGGTTAGAGATTGAAGGAATGTTAAACGTGTCGCCATCCGGGAAATCCGTCAGCCAGTTAACATACTTTTGTGCCATCAGTTCATCCTGAAGCACGTCTTTCAGTTGGGTAGACCAGACCTCTGACCTCACAAGATAGTCAGGAGAGGTGCTCGTAAAACCAGTCATAGTTTTGTTACTCCAATGTTTGTGTTAAGGTTTATTTGTACGTTCCTTTTTTAGAAGCCTCGAATATCTCGTTCTGAACTTTAGTTGACCAATAGGCTGAAGGATTCGACTTACGGATAGCCTCGTAATACGCCTTCGTCCCCTTAGTCTGTTCATCAGGAGCGTTATTCTTAGCAAGAGTGTTGATGTCTCCTTTTGTAGAGGTAGGAACTACAGCAGAAGGAGCATCCACTCCAAGCGTGTTATAAAGAGCCTTCGGGCTTCGTGCGGCCATATCCTTTAACCAGCCAATCGGAATACCCAACTCCACTGACTTTTTATTTAGAAAGGCTTCGGCTTCAGCTTTCCCACCCAACTTGTCGATCAGGTAGGCGTTAGCTGCGAGAATGTTTTGTTTGGCAGCTTTATCACGATCAAGTTCAGAAACAGTTTCTTTTACCATGTCGCGGAGGTGTTCCGGACTTACTTCGCTGGGGGGTTGATTACCTTTGGCGGCAGTAAGGGCTTTAATTGCTTCTTCAGAACTCATACGAGCTTCAAGTTCCTTGCGGAGTTCCTTGTTCTCGTCCTGAATCTTTTGAATAAAAGCGTCTGCTTCGACTTTAGATTTAGCCAAGTCCTCCGTGGTTTTGAACTTCTTGCCGTTACCGACGAGAGCTGTAAACGTGGGAGCGTCTTGGTTTGCCTCGGGCGGGGTTACCGTCTTTGGCTCGGCGCTTGCGGAAAGGGTCGTTTCATCATCAAACACAGTAGTAGCTTCACTTGCGGTCATAAGTGCGTATCTCCATTTGTCTTCATCATTCTTCCCGGGATTTTACCTCAAGAAGATTCAGAAGATCGTTGAGGGCCCGGACGTAGCCGTTACGATCGGCGGCAAGGTACGCCCAAGAGGGACTGGAATAGTCCGCTTCCTTAAATGTAGCCCGTTCGTTTAATCTCGCCCTTAATATTTCTTTCAGGCGGTCTACTACGGGACTGGCGGCAAGCAAATCGACAAAAGCTTGTTGGTCTTCTTTTGTCTTCAGGTGCTTTACCCACTCTACATTAATTCCTAATCTCACGCAGCAACATCCCCTTCAACCAGTCCGGGAGGAGTTATTGCTTCTGTCTGTAACTGTTCTCGGCCTTCATTAATCAGGCGCTGGGTTTCCATTTGCTCGAATACCCGCACGTTTTCACGGACCAAATCAAATTTCTTAAGCTCCAGCGTATCCTGCATTATCTCGGCAAGACGGAGACCGGAGATGTGCACGTTAATCGCGGGGTCGGTGCCTATCGCCGAATTGAGCATCGCATTCAGGTTCTGGACAAAGAGGGCTCGTTTGGCGAAATGAGAGGCTCCAACCGGGCGCAGTTTACCAGAAGCAGTAATATCCTCCTTTGTGATAGTCTGGAATACAGCGGCGTCAATATCGCTCGGCAGTACCTTGATTAATTCAGGGGTAGATATATTTCTGCGGCCTACTTCCAACATGGCATTGAGCACGTCCGTAAGGAAGTTTTGCTCAAGGGTAAGGGTTTTGTTTTGGAAGATGCGAGAAGCAGCATTCTCAAGAGTAGATACCTCATACGCGGTCTTTTCTCCGGGAGTACGGATACCCATCGCCTGACGAGGCGCTCCCGCGAGATCCTCCATCTTTTGTTCGAGCATGGCAATCTGGTTATCGGCAGCCAACGCGGTTACATCAGGGTGCATAAAATCTACATCCCCTTCATCCCCTACGTATATCCTTTCGCCCGGCTGGTAGACAAACGCTTCCACATCGCCGCGTATCTTGAGCATGGGGAACGCGATAACATCAAAGGCGTCGGCTTTCAGGTTTTCCAGATGGTCGATGCGGTATTGCATTCCAACGAGGTTATCCAGCGGGCCCATACCGTAAAGATTATCCGGGCGCTTGCGCCATGCTTCGTGGTAGAAATGATCCCGCCCGAGCCAATTCGGATTCGGTTCCTTGCGAATAATGAAGTTGCGGTCAATGACGGTAATGATGTGGTTTTCAAGCAGCTCGTCTTTTTCTACATCGTACATATCACCATAGAATTCCAGCACTTCCACTAATCCGGAGGCAAAGTACTGCTGCCACGAACCGAAACCGTCAATCCCGAAAGCGAGGTCCTTGAACACATCCCCGCTATCGCTTCCCGCACCTCCGCTAGTGTTGGTTACTGCTGTGTCCTTCCGTACCCGGAGAGCGTAACCGAAGGCTTTCTTTGCGAGAACGGGATCTGTATATCCTTCTGCTTCCTTCTTCAGCATCCCAAGCGTTTTCAGGGAACGGATAATCTTTGGCGTACGATTGAATGAAACAGCAGTGGGATCAAACACGATATCGTACGGAGAGATACGCACCAGCTTTGGGCCGATGTACCCTGTGATTTCCTCTCCCGTTTGTTTATTCTTTACAGTCTCATTTACGAACTCAACGGTAGCGAATATATTCCCACAATCAATCCAATCAAGAACCAACTGTGAAACCGTGTCCATGAAACCGGATGCCTTGGTTTTGTTGAGCATGAATGCTTTGATGACATCGGCCTTTTCCTTTATCTCTGCCTCTTCATTATCCCCTTCCCAGTCCAGCCACTCGCTATTGGGGAAGAGCGCGGCCATATAGTTTGCGTGGAGGTTGTCCCGTATCTGGCAGAGTTTGGGGATGGTGGTAGAATTCTTCCAAGGCAGCTTGGAGTTGGAGGTCTTGCGCGTATCGGTTGCGAAAAGATAATTACGCAACTCCGACTTCTCGTTCAACCAAGAAGAGCGTAGAGAATTAAGGCGCACGTAATGATTCGAGATCTCCGTTGCCATTGTTTCGGAGCCGAAGATGCCTTCCAGATCAAGAGTTTTAGATTTACCTATTTCCAAACTTTATACCTCGTTTAATGGCTTATACCGCCAAAGCGGGAGTTGAAGGAAAGAACATTTACTGTATCTCTGCTGCCACGATGGGCGCTATTGATAGGAGGAACCGCTATTTCGATGGCCGAAGAAAGGGCGTCCTTGATATCGTCATGGGGTGGATTCTGGAGGGTGAGCTCTTCTTCCAACAGCTCGCAATTGCCTCCCGCGTAGTGCCAGATAGAAAGATTGGAGTAGCGAGGCTCCAGAATTGTGCTCATCCGTTCTTCCTTTGTTCCCTGATTACGTGTGGGGCGGTGTTCAACAATAGAAAGGGAGATGCCGTTCGGCTTAAGATAGCTCTCTTTCAAGTCCTTGACAATCACTTCCTGTGCAACCGAGACTTCGGCCCTGAGTTTCCTGAAGTCCCACTTAGGCAGCAGCGCCATAATCGCTTCGTAGTACTCGGATATCTTGTTTGTCTTCAGGCGCTCAATATCCAGAACGTAGATATTCCCCAATGAATCTATTCCAATTACCACTATCGCCGTATAGTCTGCTTTTGTTTTGGTGGAAAAGGCGAAGTCTATTGCGGCGTAAACATTCAACCGGCTGCTCTTGAAATACCAGTGCCCGTCCTTGCGGGAAAGGTACTTCTTATCGTAGTACTGGAACTTGTCCTTCGAGATTAGCGAAGTCGAAGCATCATTCGGGTCATTATAGTACTGAGCACGGAACTGGGTCTTGTCGATATACTGCGCCTTTTTCCGGGCAAGAATCTCCTGATTAAAACCAAACCACTTTCCGTCATTACGCATAGTCCGGGGCCAGATAAACTCCCCTGTTCCATCACCCGCATCTTCCACCTGTCGTTCAAACACTTCATAAACAGGACGGGTCCCCGTAATTTCGCCGTATTTGTCGAAGGTGTCTTCAGACATATCGCTTAACGTCTGATAAAGATCCTTCGGGTGGTACCGCGTGCCTACTACCCACTCGCGGGCGTCAGATCCTTCAATAGACGCCAGAAGAGAATACTGCTCCCCAACCTTCTTGCGCCCTTCTTCAGTGTAGGCATTCTCCTGAACCACTACGTCATCAAGAACAGCAATGTCGCAATGTAGACCAGTAAGAGAAGTAGTGAGGCCGCCGGTAAAAATAGTGGGGTCTCGAATCCCTTCAATCTTTCGTTTAGGGTGATCGATAGAGATTTCAGAACTTGTCCACTTCTCCCGCTTACCCTCTTCCGCATTGACGTACTCCGGCCAGTAGAATTGAAATACCTTGGAAGTGAGAATATCCTTAATTGCTTTTAGCTGCTTCTCCGCCAGATTCGCGGTGGATGAAACGTATAATAGCCGCACGTCTGGTTGCCGGACTATCTCCCAAGCACACCGGTAAGCAATGTAGGCGCTCTTGCCGTGATCTCGGGGAAGGAGCACCATTTGGTGGGTAGAGGCCCCATCTCGTGTCCACCACCTGCAAAGCTCCTCGTGAAGATGCCCTATAACCCGATGGGGCGCGATCAACTTAATAAACGATATAAGGTCGTTTTCGGCCAGTTCCCGCACCCGGTCTTTGTCAGACTTGGCGGATGGATTAATTAACTGTTCGCGTTTCTTTCGGGGCACTCGTCATCCGTTCAAGGTCTGCTTTGATAGTACCTTCTTCAGTCAGGATCTCTTTTGTCCTGCGGGCTATCTCCTCCTTCGAGGGTCTTCCGCGCTTAGCGTTCTCTTTTACCACTTCCTTTTCAGTCTCCACTAAGTATCCCCCAGTGGCAAGGAACTTGTTTGCGGCTAACCGGGTCGCCTCGGAGAAAGCCCCTTCCGCATCTACGGTAATCTTTGTAATGGCCTGCGAGCGTATCTTTGCGTTTAACTCATCGCGGGCTTCCTGCAGGTAGGGCCTGAACCACGGGCTATCCGTCAACCGCCTCCAGTGCTCCCAGCTTCCCAGCATCCGCATAGCCACAAGGTACTCGGAGGGATCCCCGATATCCACGTACAGCTTCTTGAAGGAAGGGAGACCGGGCTTATCGTATTCCTCCAAAGTGTACAAAGGGCGATCCGCCTCGTCTCCTTCTCCCCTGCCTTTTCCTTCAAACAGGGACTGCACCCTATAGCGCCCCATCGAATCCTTCATCTCCTTCATCACCTCTGCCGAGGGCCGCTCCACTGCGGGGGAAGGGGGGGATTCGGAATGGGGGGTAGGGGGTGTAGCAGAGATATGGGATTCTTTCTTTTTCATTTATTAATTATACTCTGTTACTCTCTGCGTAAAGAAAGGAAGACGGGAAGAAAAGAAGGTAGAAGGCACACTACGCCTTAGTATCTACGCCTTCCAGATATCCTCGCTGGGCACCGGTTGTTTCCATCAGTAGATCCATCAGAAGAAAGAAAAGAAAGAATGGATTAAAGAAGGAAGAAAGAAAAGAACCCAGCAGAGGGCACCATCGGTTTGCAGATAGTTCTGGCGTAAGGGGCACTATCTGTTTGTTTATTTCGTCGTATACCAGAAGATGTATACAATAGGTATATTTTAGCATATTTTGAGGGAAAAGTCAATACCCTTTGGAGAATTATTTTTATATACCTTTATCCCATTCTATTCATTAATTAATATCCCCCTCGGTAGAAGCACCAGATGTCGTATTTTTGCAGGGGCACTACCGGGAGTCCGCGAATATGGGTATCGTTGCAGATCATATGGTTAGGGGTATGTTATCTTTGAAGGTAGAGATATTCATGAACATCTTCAGATAGATAGGGCACTTACTTTAGGGTAGAATTTCTGTGAGAAAATTTGGGGGTGTAATAGCACATGCACCAACAAAGCCGACCCCCCCTCCCCACCCCTCGGAATTTCCACAATTCTATAAAATCCCTTTGACTATATAAATACGTTTTCACCAGTCAGATATGGAATTATTTTATGTATTGTGGATAACTTTCTTTCAAGGCCGGGCGTTAGACGCTATGGAAAGTTAACGAAGGTTAAAGAAAGGTTAATGATTATGGCAATAACCATGCATGCGATAAGCCGTTCGGCATAGATATGCTCAGAGTGAGGGTATATTTATGGTAATGAATGTTTCACAGGATGTTTCACAGAGTGAATGTGGTATTGTAATACCCCTAGGTATACCTACAACCTCCAGTAGTAAATCACAACCTTAGATTGTTTCATTGATATCGTGCAGCATTCCAGCGGATTAAAGGCCGGGACTCTGTTCCCTATCTGTTCCAATAGGTATTCTCTTTATGTTCCGTGTTTCTTTTCATTTGTTACTCATTCACACTAAACATAGTTATTTAATTTCAAAGAAAATGTGTTTTAATCGTTTTTAGATACTAGAGTACGTTCTTTTCTTTAGTCTCTTATAGCGGGCCGCCTGCACATCGCTCAACTTGTACTCAATAGGGACGCGCAGCAGGTTTACAACGGCCAGTAAGTCTATAAGAACGGTTTTTAGAAAAGGGCGGATAGACGCAGCGGGCAATTGGCGCTAATTGATTGTCGTACCTTAAATGGAAGTTGTCTCGGGCAAACTGAAACTTGGCGGATGTGCTGGGGGTATGCCCGGGGGAAAAATCGTTAAAACTGCTCCTAAAATCAGGCGGGAAGTAAACCTAGCGTTAACGTGACAATAACAACGGGAATGCGTAACAATGCTTATAACCTATCGGCAAAGTTCGTATGGTGCCATATAACATGTGTATATGGTATGGAGTAGCGTTTAACGGTATCTCTATGGGCATACTGGCGGTGTGCCTATGGAGATACTGTTAACAAACGTATCAAAAAATCGGTAAACCCATGGCCGATAAAACAAGCATGGGTAAATCAAATAAAGTAAAGGAAAACTAAAAATGGAAAAAGCACAAATTCTCAAAAACATCGCAACCTTGAAAACATCCGGCGCAACTTGGGATAAACTAGCGCATGCAACAATGCTTGCTATTATCGAACACGTCGAAAAACATGGTGAGGTATCCCTTGTTAACAAATTTATTAAGGATGCACCGACAAAAGGGACGCGCGTTAATTCCGTGAAAACTTGGTTTATGACCTTTGGCAAAATCGGCTATGACAGTGAAAAGGAATTATTTACCTTTGCCAAAAAGAAAACAACCAACCTTGCGGAAGCGCGTAAAACCCCGTTTTGGGCACTAACAAAGGAAGAAAAATTCACGCCGTTTATACTGGATTTTTCAACCATCGAAAAACTTGTCAATCGTGCCGTTGAAAAACAGGCGGATTCGCGCAACAATGTCAATGCCGCCGCTCTTGCCGCATTACAGGGCGCGCTGAAGCTGGCCGCGTAACACTAAAACCAGCACTATCTCGACGGAATATCTGCTACTGGCCATTAGTCCGGCTTGTGGCGGGTATTCCGTTTTTCTCTTTTAAGGGAATAAAACCATGAAAACCAGACAACGCAACAAAACCGCCAAGGCCTTCACCAAGATGGCCCGGATTTATAACACGCCGTTTGAGGACTATACCCTTGAGGCAAATACCTTAAGGGAAGTGGTAGAAGAAGCCGGAATAAAATTGACTGCGCTGGACGTAGAGCGCGGATTTTCTTGGGAAAACTTTTAACAGAGTGAGAGAAGTGAAACGACATGTACAAATACCCCAAAGGGCTGTATAATGCAATCTGCCTTGCGCTGGACATGGGAGAGACAAGGGAAGAGATACTTCAGCGCATTGCCATCACCTCTTCCATGCTGGACGTCTTGATATGGGAGCGGGACAGCCTGAGGCGTAAGGAAAAAAACAGGAGAGACTACCTAAGAAAGAAGGAAAGGAAGAAGAAAGATGGACAGACCTATAAAGACGTGGGAGGACTGGCAAGCCTTCCTTAACGCGAATCCCCTTTATCGCTTAAGCCGGGCAATTTACGATCAAATCCAAGACAATGATAGCCCGGATAGGGCGGTGGAGCGTAGTGACAAAGGAGATGAAAACGATGAACACGATTAAAAACAAAGACACTGGAGAAATTATGTGCGGGGGAGACTCTCTTGCTACCGTTCTGGAGAAGCATCAGAAGTGGGCTGCGGGAGAAATCTGCGGAGTACGTGCCGACCTGAGTGGTGCCAACCTGAGTGGTGCCAACCTGAGTGGTGCCGACCTGAGTGGTGCCAACCTGAGTGGTGCCAACCTGAGTGGTGCCGACCTGAGTGGTGCCAACCTGAGTGGTGCCAACCTGAGGAGTGCCAACCTGAGTGGTGCCAACCTGAGGAGTGCCAACCTGAGTGGTGCCGACCTGAGTGGTGCCAACCTGAGTGGTGCCAACCTGAGTGGTGCCAACCTGAGGAGTGCCTACCTGAGTGGTGCCAACCTGAGTGGTGCCGACCTACCTGCCTTTTCCCTAGCCCCCGAAGAAGGGAGTTTTACGGCCTTCAAAAAACTATGTGACGGGGTAGTGGCAAAACTTGAGATACCCGCAGGCGCTCGCAGGACATCCTCCCTCGTGGGCAGGAAATGCAGGGCGGAGTTCGCTTATGTGTTGGAGTTAACTACGCCGGAAGGAAAACAGGTACTTTCCGGACGATCACGGCATGACGGAAGTACTGTTTACCAAGTAGGGGAGACAATCAGGCCGGACAAGTACGACGAGGACATCCGGGTTGAGTGCACAAGCGGCATCCATTTCTTCATTACCCGCAAGGAAGCAGAGGATTATTGATAATTGAATGAATGGATAAACAAATGATGGCGCTAAGAACACCTTGTGCTGACCCCGCCGGTTGGAGTCCCCTTTTTACCGCTAAACCATTGTTTTATACGGAGTATTGGCCGCCGGTAAGTATATAAGCCCCATTGAATGAATGGATGGATAAACCGATGGTGCCCATAAGGGTGTAAGGGATTAACCAATTAACCAAACAAATAGTGCCCGATGGTGCCCTTATGAGTCCTTCCTTCTCTTCCTTCTCTTATACATTCTTTCCTCTTTCCTCCCTTACGGGTGTATCTGAGGAATCTCTGTATACCTCTGCGAATCACCCTATTCCTATTTTTGTATGTATAGTTTACCCCTGCATAGGCAAAGATAGGGTAGCACATTTTTACAATTCTGTCAACAACTATCTGTAACTATCGTGGAACTACTTAACAACAAAGGAGAAAACTACCATGCTCGACACTCATGCACTAAAACAACTCTGCCCATCCGTCTTTTCGTATGACGCTAGCCATAAAACCTCCCCAAAATACCGCCAAGTTCCCACTATAGACATAATCAACACCCTCAGGGATGCATCATTAGAGCCCGTATACGCGTCCCAGACGAAGAGCAGGGGTAGTAGCGGGGTACACTCTAAACACGTTATACGCATGAGACCTACCCTTGAAACGGGGCTGCTGCGTGAGGAGGTGCCGGAGGTAGTCATCGTTAACTCCCATGACGGGTCCTCGAGTTACCAGATATCCCTTGGGATTTTCCGGATTGTGTGCTCCAATGGCCTGATTGTCGCCAGCTCTATGTTTGAAAGCTACAGAGTCCGGCATACAGGCAATAACCTGTTAACGGAAGTCCGGGATGCTTCGCTCCGCATCATTGACAGGGCACCGGAGGTATTCGCAGGGATTGATCGTTTCAAGAATACCCCGTTGACCATAAAACAGCAGCTTGAGTACGCGGAGAAGGCGCTGGCGCTCAGGGATTCATCCATTAAAGTCCTTCCCATCGAGGCCCTGCAACGCCGGAGAGAGGCGGATAACGATAATAACCTCTGGAATACCTTTAACATAGTACAGGAAAATTTGTTGCGTGGAGGGTTCCACGGGGAGACATCCACAGGACGGTTCCGGAGGGTGCGGGGAATCACAGGGGTATCCCGCAACGTCGAGCTGAATAAAGACTTGTGGAAACTGACCGAGGAAACATTCCGGGAGGTAGCATGAGTTACCAAGTGGCACTAACCCAGAAGTCAGGTAACGCCAAGACCGGGCCGATTCCCGTATCCACCACTACGTTTAATACCTGCCCGGATAGCTGCCCCTTCCGTAAGCACGGCTGTTACGCGGATAGCGGGCCTCTTAACCTGCACTGGAAAGCCGTTACTGAGGAGAGACGGGGGGTTGCGTGGGAAATATTCACCAAGCAAATATCCCTGCTTCCCGAGGGCACTTTCTGGAGGCATAACCAAGCGGGGGATCTTCCGGGCAACCGTATAACCATCGACCAAAAAGCCCTTCAGCAGCTAGTGGACGCAAACAAGGGAAAGATGGGATTCACCTACACCCATTACGATGTTATAGCTAACGGGGCTAACAGGGAAGCGGTGAAGGGCGCGTGTGAGGAGGGGTTCGTTGTTAATCTATCCGGCAACAACCTTTCCCACGCGGATAAACTCAAGGCGCTCGGGATTGCTCCTGTTACTGTAGTCCTTCCGTCAACAGTGGAAGGAAAGGCGGAGATAACTACACCGGCGGGTAACAAAGTAGTGGTGTGTCCTGCTACCTACAAAGACGATGTGAGTTGTGATACGTGCAGATTGTGTGCTAGGAAGAGGGATGTTATAGTCGGCTTTCCCGCGCACGGTACTACCAAGAAGAAGGCAGATGTAGTGGCTGCTTAGTTTCATTGTTCAACATAGCCCGCACTACAGGGGCACCAGTAAATAGGAGAAGTAATGTGGGGCTCGACATGTTTCTGACAGGCCGTAAATACCTTTCAAAGTACGACAAGGGGTACGTTCCTCTTGAACATTGCGGAAGAAAGGCAAAAGCCGTGGAGTTCGATTTGGGGTATTGGCGCAAGCACCCTAACCTTCACGGGTATATTGTCAACACTTTCGCGGAGGGAAAAGATGAATGCCAAGAAATCCCTTTAGGTAAGGAGGACATCCAGAAAATCATTAACGCGGTAAACAACGACGATCTCCCGCACACGAAGGGATTCTTTTTCGGCGTGTCCGGTGACGTCAATAGCTCAGATAAGGAAGAGAGGGAATGGGCGTTAAAGGAGAAACAGCGGACGCTTGAGGTTTTCAGCGAGGCCATCGACTTCCTTAATGAGCAAGAAGGCGGGTATCCCTCTGTATACTACTCAGCTAGCTGGTAATTCCATGTCATTGAAAATGGACATACTCAGCTATTGTAATATAGCTCATGCGGAAAGCGGGCTGTACGACAAGACGATGATGGGGCTGGCGCGTAAGTTAAAAGCCGCGGGCTACCCCGACACAGAGGTGCACGGAATCCGTAACGGACGGGTGGATGTAATCTATAAATCCCTTTACTGGATGGCGGATCATACCATTCGAGAGGAGCCCGTTCTGCGTGTGCACAAGTACGCTAAATTTAAACCGTTAACAGAAGAGGAGGAAGCAGCATGAAGGATGAAGAGTTTAAGGTCAATTCCGTGATAAATGAACTGGTGGAGTTTCTCGCCCATGACGACAATCTTAAGTGGGAAAGCACCGTTGAAGGAAAGGAGTACTGGCAGGAGGTGTACGAAAAGCTCTGTACGCTTGGGGAGGTTGACAAGGATAATGTAATCCCCCGGAAGTACGAAGGGCGGAATACCCCTGAGAGGGAAATGGCTGTTCTGCTGGCTATGTCCTTTCCGTTCTCCGGTACAGACGAAGGGTTCGATTACTGGATGGGGGTCTATAACAAGCTGTACGATTATGGTACCGCCGACAGGCAGCTCTCGTTCGGGTTCTAATTTTGAACTAGGACGGAACCCGTTGAACTGCGCTAATGGAAAAGCAGGGGATTTTTCCGGGAAAATTTCAGGTACTCCTACCGGAGCATCGGTACTCGGAAGTCCCTTGCTTTTTCTTTTCGTCTGTGCTACACACTTAAAGGGAGAAGGGATATGGATGTGCGCTGCCGAATCTGTGACGTGATAACCAATAACCTAGACATCTGCGATAAATGTTTTGATGAAGCCCCAAGCGAGGAAGAGCTGGAGTGGGAGGAGGACGATATTGAAGAGGAGGGGGACGATCTCGATGAGCGATGAAATATTTTACGGACATGCCCCCTGTTTCGAGTGCCCTTCTTCGGACGCCATGGGTGTGTGGCAGGATCACTCTTTCTGCTTTTCGTGCGGTACGCGGTTCAGTTACACAGAAGCAAGGGAACGCCCTGATAAATTCGTAAGCACCAGTAAAAGAAAAAGGAAAGGAAGATACATGAGCGAAGATGGAATAAACGAGATCATAACAGGGGACGAGCCAACAACCCTCACAGACAGGCGTCTCTCCAAGGCCACGCTGGAGCACTACGGGGTGACCCTCAGGTACGACGATAAGGGCAATCCAGTACAGCACTTCTATCCGTATTACGATGCGGAAGGTAAGCTGGCAGCCACCAAGGTGCGGGAGACGGTGCCCGAAAAGGATTTCTTCATCACCGGAAACATCAAAGGGACGCAGCTATTCGGCCAGCACCTGCTCCAGAAAGGGGGGAAGTACATTACCCTGTGCGAAGGGGAGATAGATGCCATGTCCAATTACGAGATGCTTGGATACCCCGGAATAGGCGTCAAGTCCTCTTCTCAGGCCGTGTCCGACTGTAAGTTGCATTTTGATTTTATTAATTCATTCGAAAACATCATCATCGCTTTTGATAACGACAAGCCCGGGCAGCAGGCGGCGGATAAGGTGGCGCGGCTGTTCAAGGCGTCGAAGGTCAAGATCGTCAACATGAATCCGTACAAAGACATTAACGAGTTTTTGGTAGACGGAAAGAAAGCGCTGTGGGAGAAGACGTGGTGGAACGCCGCTGCTTTTCAGATAGACGGCATTGTCGCCGGTAGCGGGCTATGGGCCGTGTTGTCTAAAGAAGATACGTTCACTTCTATCCCGTACCCGTATGAAGGCATGAATAAAAAGCTGTATGGCTTCCGCACAAGCGAGATGATAACACTTACGGCAGGCACGGGGGCCGGGAAGACAACCTTCCTTAAACACCTTGCGCTCTGGATAGCGAAACAAACCCCGCCGGAGGTAAAGATAGGGATGCTTATGCTGGAGGAGACGGTGAGGGAGACGGGATTGGGCCTTATGTCCGCGGCAGCCGGTATTCCTTTCCATCTTCCGGACGCAAAATATACCGAGGAGCAGCGTAAAAAAGCGTTCAGTGAGGCACTGGGCAGCGGGCGGTTCTTTTTTCACGATCATTTCGGCAGTACTTCTATAGATAACATCATAGATAAGGTGCACAAGCTGGCCACGCAGTACGACTGTAAATATATTATTCTCGACCATATATCTATTATTGTATCGGATCAACAAAGCGGGGATGAAAGGAGAGCGCTCGATGAAATTGCTACAAAACTTAAAACTTTTTGCACTAACCGGGATATCTGCTTATTTATTGTCTGTCACCTTAAACGAGTTGGTGGAAAACCGGCTGAAGAAGGGGGACAGATCTCTCTTTCGGACTTGCGGGGAACTGCCGGAATTGGGCAACTCTCTAACGTTGTTATTGGTCTGGAAAGAGACATCCAGAATGATGATGCGGAGCTGGCTAACAGGGTTAAAGTCCGGATTCTCAAGAACAGGTTCGCAGGCAAGGCCGGTATAGCGTGCGAGCTTGAGTTCGATTACGATAATTATTGTTTCCGGGAGGTAGAGCCAATGGATGCGCCTGCCGAGCCGTTCAAAGTAGTGGAGTGCAAATAATGAAACACGCATTGGGTACTATTGCTGAAGAGAAAGATATCGAAAATATCCGCACGCATTTCGGGTTCGACAAGTTTGTAGGAGAGTTCCAAAGCCCCATCAACGGGGAGATTTCCACATCCGGTATGTTGTTCTGGCAGAAGGAGATCCCCGAAGAGACCTACAAGCGTGTGAAAAACCCTAACGATGTATCTAATTATGCTTTCGTGTTCCGAGGTATTGACGGGCGTTTGTGGATACGCAACGGGCTGCCGTGGGCCGAGAAGAAATACACAGGAAAGATAACACCGAATGGAGACTTCATTTATTCCCGGTCACGCCATGATTGCGTAATCCACGATGATTGCATGATAGACGGCGGGGAGGACTACGTTCGTTCTTTTGGGAAGGGAGAACTGGTAGACTTCCACATCAAGGACGGGGAGATTGTGCTCGGTGAAGATTAAGCTGGCGCTATGTGGGTTGGTGTTAGCGTGCCTCTGGTTTATAACCATGCAGCAGGTGTACTACGGATACGCCCTGTACTGGGTGAAGGCGGAGAACGAAACATACCGACTTAACCTTGACTTTCGGCGGGCGATGATGTTAAAATACAAATACAAATGTGAAGGAGACGAAGATGGAAGATGAAAAGCACTATTATACTCTTACAAAATACCGGCCTCCTCCGAGATACGTTTATGTTGAAGATGGGCAGGAATTGAGCGGGGGAGAAAATCTTTTATCGAGCCAAACAAGTCGCGTCAGGGAGGTTTGTTTATTTCGAAACATAACAAGAGCTGAGGGCCTTCTTAAAAGATACCAATTCTGGACTTGAGGAGAGGTACCGTGCTTGGCAGAAGTGGGTTCAGGAAAGTGATAAAGATGACGCAGTGGGGCTCGCATGAAGGACGAATTCAACAGTAAGACAGCTACCCAGACGCAGGTCATGTGCGGGAAGTGTAAACTCCCTGTGGTGAATAAATCCTGTGGTTGCCCGGATGTGGTGTACGTCAAGATCAGGAGAAGCGGGATAGGGATTTAAAGTTTATGGGGCAGTCTCTTGTCTGGTTTAGTCTCGCTTTCTAGAAGCCGTTGATAAAGCCCATAGGAGCCTGCCCCACCAGATTAAATGAAGGAGAGGTCTAATGGAAACAATATTAAAGTGGTTCATTATAATGACGTTCAGCAGCCTGAGTATTTTTACGGCCAGCAAGAATTACTGCGTTGCAAATTCGAGGACAATCGAAATTGCCAGAGAGTGCGTGAGATGACGCAAACATCCTTGAAGGTATTTTCGACCGAAAGGAAACCGTATGAAGAAAGCATTGGAGGACTTTGAGCAGATGTTGCGTTTTATTGAATCAACAAACATGACCAACAAACGGGATGAATTACGGATTTTTAAAAGCGGAAGTCTATCAAAAAAAACAGAGTTTAGAATTATCGTTGATGGCAGAATAGGTAAAAGAGAAATTGAGAGATTGATAAAAAACCTTGAGATGGAGAGGGAAGTATTGGCATGACCGCAGCGCAGAATGAAATGACGGAAGATTGTAGAGCAGCTTTTGAGAAATGGCTGAACGGAACGGTAGATGTACGCTACGAGTATGACCCAGTGTGTGGGTATACTCCACAAGAGGTCTATCAACTTTATCAATCATGGAGAGCAGCATGGAACACCCGCCCATCCGAGGACAAGGCCGTGAGCGCGGAGATATTAGCGGAATTGTTGGACATCTGTAACTCCGAGAATATGTCGGCTATCCATGCCTTGGATTGTGTCAGGGAGGTCTTGGAAAAATGCATCGTGCCAAGCAAGGAGGGGGAATGAAATGAAATTTTCCATGGAATTTGCCATTGACCTTTTTCTTGCTTTATGTGGAGGCTATTCTCTTTTAATGGGTGAATACACACAAACATTATTGATACTTTGTTTAATGGAACTGCGACAGATTAAATATAAGATGAACTCATGACAAATACAGAAGGAGCAAAGAAAGAAATGAAAAAGAAAGAACTTAAAGGCTTGATTTACGAACTGTCTGTTAAGAAAGAGCGCCTTGAAGAACAGCATCGCCAACTCAGGACGCGGATAATGATGCGGCGCTTGCGGATATGAAGCGGCTTGCTGAGTTGGAAGCAGCGGGTAACGAGAGGGGATGATGACAGCATACTACAACGAGTTTAAACCGGAAGCCGCAGCGATGCTCCGCCAGCTTATCAAGGACGGGCTTATCGCACCCGGGGAAGTAGATGAACGGTCAATAACGGAGGTTACAGCAGATGACATCAAAGGATTTACCCAATGCCATTTCTTCGCCGGTATCGGTGGATGGTCAGTTGCTCTCAGGCAAGCCGGATGGCCCGATGACCGACCTGTTTGGACAGGCTCTTGCCCGTGCCAGCCGTTTAGCAGCGCCGGAAAACAAAAAGGAAAAGAAGATGAAAGACACCTCTGGCCAATCTGGTTCAACCTCATCAGCGAGTGCCGACCTTCAATCGTTTTTGGAGAGCAGGTTAGCAGTGCTATTCCCCACGGATGGCTCGACGGAGTGTACGCTGACATGGAAGCAGAAGGTTACGCCGTCGGGGCGGCGGTATTGCCAGCTTGCTCCGTCGATGCGCCGCATAAAAGAGACCGATTGTGGTTTATGGCCGACCAGCCGAGCGCGGGATTACAAGGACAGCGGGGATTTATCGGGGACCATGGTGCGGAAGGATGGCAAGAGCCGCTTGGACACAATACCGCGGCTGGCTTTTGGCACGACCCCGAATGGATCATCTGCGGAGACGGCAAAGCCCGACGTATCCCCACAATTAAACCCGATGTTCACCGGATGGCTGATGGGCTACAGCCACGCTCACCTTACGAGTATGCGGACAGCTATGCTATCGTATCAATCGAAAAGGTCAAAGGCCACGCGGCATTGCTCCACGGATTAGGTAATGCGATAGTGCCGGAAGTTGCGGCGCGGTTCATCAAAGCGTCAATGTAAAGGACTAAAACCATGACCCAAAACAAGAAGGCGTTGGAGGCGGATATACGAGAGCTACAAATGGCCGCGAATATAGCTGATACCTTTCACGGTAGAAACTGTATTGCCGCGCTAGATAGGATAGAAGCCGCCCTGCAATCCGCATCCGTGGGGGAGGAAGTTTTAAGGTTACTAGGTCGCATGACTGAATGGGCTGAGATAGCTAATTCATTCGTTGACCCAGAAACGACAGATGTCACTATTGAAGGCGGTGAAACGTTTAACATGGCCGATGATATAGCCAAAGCAAAAGACCTCATCAACGGAGCCGCCAAATGAGAAGGAGGGGGTGATGCCGAAGGTTTATAATAAATATAAAGGCTACCCAGAGGATGCTATTTATGTTGGCAGAGGTTCGCCTTGGGGCAATCCCTTTGTAATAGGTAAAGACGGAAACAGAGAAGATGTGTGTAATAAATTTGAGAGTATCACGCTTCCACTTTTGGATGTTTCCGCTTTGCGTGGAAAAGACCTTGTTTGCTTTTGTGCCCCGTTGCGCTGCCATGCCGATGCTCTTTTAAGAAAGGCTAACAAATGACCCCCACTCCCGCCATGCAAAAGATAAGGGAAGCTTTGGAGTGGGCTAGCTGTAAATATTGGATGCCCCTGCAATCCGCCGCAGTAGAAACCAAGTACGGGAAGGATGAATAGGATGAAAATATCCGACAGCGCGAAAATCCTGAAAGCTGTTTGTGTCGCCTGTATAGGGTATGCGTTAGGGGATGCAAGGAATGTTGTAGCTCTTTTTGATAAAAAAGGCGTCTACTCTGGA